ATTACTGTATCTTCGGTTCTTCCTGCATCACTTTGCGAAATATCATTGATAGACCATTTAAACGAGGAAGGGCATTTAACAGGTTTTCCATCCACGCTTTTTATTGGATTATATTCATCTGCCATATTACCCCTCCTTTACACTCCTACTGGCACTATTGTTCGTCCATCTCTTTGATTTTTGCGGTTTAACGCTTTAGTGATAGAACTTGTTGTTATTTCAGTTGAAAAATCCTTATTTGCAATTTGACGTAACAATTCATTTTGTTCTTTCAAAAGTTCATTCTGACGGGCAGTTGCTTCATACATCCCTTCACGAACTCCATCAGCAATAGAATCCTGACTTGAACTTCCGGTAAGTCCCGATCTCACTTTTTGAGCCAAAGTGTCCATCCACTCTGTATGATTTTCTAAAGGAAGAACCGCTTCACGTCCTGCTTCACCGCCGCCTAACATTGTATTGCCCATCATGCCAAACAACTGTGCCCCTTCCAAAATACCTCCGGTCTTATACCAAGACACTGAGAAATGAGGAATTGAAGGAGGATTCAAACTGAAATTACCACTGATACTAAAATGAGGAAGAGGAATGTTCGGTAAACTCCAACTAAAGTCGAAGAAAGATTTCATCCTATCAATTCCATCTCCTACAGCATCTCTGGCTTCACCTATCTTTTCAGTAATAGATGACCTGATACTCTCAAATGTACTGCCTGCCTTTTTCTTGATAGTTCCCCAGTATTTTGAAAGATTCGTACTGAGATTTCGCCATGTCGTATTAGTTCCTGTCTTTATATTACTCCATGTAGTAGATATGGTTGTTCTCATATTACTCCATGTCGTTTTAGCAGAAATCTTTAAATTCGACCATGTTTGACTCAATTTAGTCTTTATATTGTTCCAAACCACGGATGTTCGGGTTTTGGCATTTTCCCACCCGGATGAAATTGTAGTTTTCAAATTACTCCAAGTGGATGACGCTGAAATTTTCAGATTTCGCCATACAGCCGAAACCACATTTTTGATATTCCCCCATATATGAGAAGATACTGTTTTGATTTTGTTCCATGCGTCCGACACTGTAGATGTGATACGGGACAGCATATTCTTAATCCAAGATACCACTGAACCGAAACCTGAAATAATTCCATTAAGTAGTCCCTGAATTAAATATGTTCCCATCTCCATCATTACTGTGGATGGAGAGTGAATCCCAAAAACACTTTTAAATCCGTCAATGAAAGGATCAAATACGTTTTGCTTGATCCATGAACCAATTCCCTTGATTCCGTCCCAGATTCCTTGCAGTAATCCTGCAACCCAGTCTAATCCGCACTTCTTTGTACCGTCATCATTCGTAAGATATTTCTGGAAATATCCGTTGATATCTTTCCAGATATCCGCTACGAAAGTACCGATAAAACTTACGGCTGCCGCCAGAGCAGACCCTAGCAGTTTAAAAAATGACTGGGCTACCGTAGCAAAGTTAATTCCCTGAATACAATCTTTTAAATTTTTGTAGAACGCATGAGCCATTCCACTCCAATTAATTCCTGCAATCCATTCTTGTGATTCTTTAAAGACCCCTCTTAAAAGATCACCGAAACTCTTTCCTACAAGTTTCCAGTTTAGACCTCCAAGTAAGCCTATTAAGAAATCCAGACCTGCCGTGAATCCTCTGATAAGTAAACGTCCTACAAATTCAAAATTGATTTCTGATAAAGCTGCATTAAGAAACTGTGCAACTCGATTCCCCAGATTTTTAAAATTTGCTGTTTTTAAGAACCAATAAGCTGTCTGTACAGCACCATTAATCCCATAACCGACTTTTTTTCCAAAGCCTGTCCAATTAATGCCGTCCACAATTTCATTGAATTTATTTCCAAGAATTGTACCCAGTTCTTTCCAGTCACCCGCTTCAAAAGCCTGTTTCAGTTTATCTGCAAATTGACTGATAGAATTGTCAATCGGAAGTTCCTCAAACATTGAACCGTAATCAGGTGTTGAACTACCACTGCCCCCGGTATTCCCTGTCCCAGAACTGTCTTTATTTTTATCACCAAGAATATTTAATTCATCGAAGCCTAGAGTGTATCTCTTAATTTCATCAGCGGCTTTCTTTGCTGCCTTAGACGCTGTACCTGCGGCATCCTTTGCTGCACCACCGTAGGTAGCTGCAACCTTCTTAGCTGCTGTATAAGTCTTAGAACCTGTAAGTCTTGCAAATAATTGATTCAGGATGTTGAATAATCCCACAACCTTACTGGTTACAAAGTCAATCGCAGGTGCGAGGGCATTAATCAAAGGTGCTGCCATAGCACCCATACTGTTCTTCAAATACTGTGCGTTCGTAGCAAGAGAGTTCATGCTATTCGCAAATGTTCCACCCATCAAAGCACTGTAGTTGTACAGGTTATTGATACCGTCCTTAAAGCACTGTGTAAGCTGAGACATTGCAAAACGAATCATTCTATACAGTGCAATACGCTTGATGGAAGAAAGGAAACTTCCCAAGGCACTTGTCGCATTATGCACCTTAGAGGTAAAACGATTCCCAAGAGAAGATGTAACCTGTTTCACACCTGCCGCTAATTTAGAGCCAAGGTTTGTCGCAACTGCTTTAACCGTTCTTCCAAAAGCACCAAGAATACCACCAGATTTTTTAAACTCAGAGTGCATTGTTTTAAGATTTCCCACAACCTGACCAATTCTGTGCGGTAAACTTCCAATCTGTCTACCTATGTAGGAAATACCTGTCAGCCCGCCAATTTCTCCGATAACCTTTTTAACACCGGATAATGCCGTTCGTGCCACGCCTGCGGATCGTGTTACTTCCTGTAACTGACTATCAGCATGACTCATACCGTTGTCAGCACCACCAGTATTGCCTACGTCCTCAGTCTGTGTACTACTGTGAGAAGTTGATCTTCCAGACGAAACAGGCTCAGAGTTAATGTCTGCCGGGTTCGGTGTTCCCGATCCTGTACCGCCTGTGTTTACCTGCGGAACACGGACATTCTGTAGACCCTGCATACCCTGTAATGCTCTACTCATGCTCTCCATACGATCAATGTCAGACTGACTGATACTCTTCATTGCTTTTCCGATTTCAGAAATTCTTTTCGGAGTAGACGCAGAAATTTTAACCTTTTCTACTTTTCCAAGGGACTCCATTGCTTTTCCAAAACTTTCCAGTTTGTCTGTGTGCAGTCCACTCAATGCCTGATTCAGTTTTTCAAGCTGTTTGACCGAACTATTCAAATTCGCACCGCCCTTAATAGCAGTTTTAAGGTTCTTAAAACTATTTGCAAGTTTGTCAATACCTTCTGCACCCTTATTGACTTTAGCTTCTACTTGAAATTCAAGACCTTCAATCTCAACACCCATTGTTTACTCTCCCTCCTTTCTCTTGTTCTCTTCAAACCGCCTGTTAAATTCCACCATCCATGCTCTCATAGCATCCTTACCGTTCTTCATTTTCTGTTGATTCTGACGTTCCTCAGTTTCCTTAATAGCTTCCTGCGTAATTGGAATAGGTTCTTTCATATACGGTAAAGGTTCATGTTTTTCACTTAAAGGATTAAATACAGGAGAAGCATCAACCAGTGCTTCGTAGATATACATACCTTGCATCCAGTGATTGAAATTTTGCCTGTCTAAATCTCTCTTATATTTATCCCGGTAGAATTTAACCATTGTGGCATCCCCATCCCAGTAATCATTATAAGTCATACCTATTGACAGGTAATATCCACAGTCTTGCTCAAATTTTTCCGTGTAACGAAAAGAGGACGGACGGTTGTTACGCCCGCCCCCGTCATTGTCGGTGGACTCCTCCGTTACCACGAAGTCACCCACTCCACGTTTCCCGTCTTTTCATCCGGTTCGTCTAACAGAGACATAATTGGTTCGTTATACATCTCTGAAAGTTTACCGATAAGAGTCTCTTTATCAGGCATAGCCGCAAAAAT